AACCTCTTCTTTATTTTTTTCGTTACCGAAATCTGTAAGTTTAGGTTTTATCAATTGTACCATCGTTATCCTCCTTTTGCAGGTTTTTAATATCCTGAAGCAGCGTTTCTAAGGCGCTGAGTCTGCCCCTACCATACATCAGTTGATCTACTGTTTCAACCCCATAGCAGAGGTGATCTTTAATATCTTTAATTGATCTATTAATTACATTTACTATTTGTTCTTTTGTATGATAATCAAGCATTAATTTCTTTTAAGTGCTATTTTGTTTTTACCTTTTTTAAGTAGCATAAAACCAAAATTATTAACTGCAATTTCTAAAATAATATTCATATTATACTTAGGGTAGTCATCAAAAACAAAAACAGTTCCAGGTTTGGATCTTTCCCCAAAAAAAATAGTTTCTTTGGTTGCTGCTAAAGTTGTATGAGGTCCATCAAAAAATACTAAATCATATGTAGTTTTTATTTCTTTTTTATTTTTATAAATAGGTACACCATCATTAAATCTATTCATAAATTCATCATCTTCCATTTGAAATAAACTAAAATTATCATAGCCAGATAAATCTTTTATAAGTTCTGATTTCATTGAGTTAGAGTATGTTGGTGGTGTTGGTTTATTATTCCAAACTGTATTTTCTTGATTATCAAAATGTAAATAATCAATATCTCCGTATGGATCTATTCCTATATGCCAATGATTTTTATTTTTTAAGGTATCTAAAATAATTTTAGAACCTTGTCCTTGTCTCACACCAATCTCTGCAGTAAACAGATTATCACCATCAAGTGTCTTACAAGCTTCTTCTAAAATTTCGTATTCTGTACTGTCCCCTTGGATCATAATTTAAATTGATTAAGTATTATTAATTTCTCTTCTGCAGCTGCAATTTTTTCTATTAGTTTATCTATTTCATCTAGGTGTTGAGGATGTTCTCCAATCGCTACAGGTTTTTCTAAATATATTTGAATAGTTACATCTGCTTCAGATATCTGAGCGTTATATCTATCTTCCAACGCTTGTAGTAAAGTTGATCTTAGACTCATAATGAATCTATATTATTAATTATAAGGTTTGTAAATAGATTTAATTTTACCTTGTGCTTGTAATTTTTTTAAATCACCTTTAGAATATTTTGAATAATCTTCTTCATTTTCTTTACGTTTACCATAAAGCCAAGTCCATGACCATGAAGTTAAAGCAGTGGAATAATGATATATTTTTTTTACAACCCAAGTTATCATTATATTTTTTGCATCTCTGGATTAGTTGATAAAATATTTTTTTCTGCTCTAGGTCTAGCTATAGAATCTTTACTTCTTTTTCTAAGTTGAGCAATAGCAGATTCTTTCATCTGTTTTTCTTTTTTAAGTTTTTGTAAATCTCTTTCTAGATTCATTTTTTATCCTTATTCATTCCGCCCCTGAAGATCTGAGTTCCCTTAATGCCATAGATGCTCGCCACGACAAGGATCCACAAATTTGTGAACCAGCTAGGGAGCTGCGAGAACATGTCGAAAAACAATTTTACTTTGTCCATCGCTGTTGGATCGTCTGATACGACTGCCCAGGCCAGAATTGCTATGGGCAAACTTAAAATTATCAAAACTGCCTCGTCCTTCCAATCTGACTGACGGGCTTCTAATAATTTTCCTTGGTAAGCTTCTTTTCCTTCAGCCATACGAGACGCATGCATTAATTGTGCATCTGACATTGCTATCTTAGTTCTTTGTTTGTTAGCGTAAATTTTTGATCCTGCAGAGACTGCAAGTTTAATAGCTGATAACCACATTAAAATACTCCTTTAAATTTTGTACCTCTTATAGCTGCTCCACCACCCCTTGATAATTTTACAGGAGGGACTTCAGAGTTAGGTCCTTTTTTAGGAGGTGGTCCATAAGGTACTCCACCACCTTTATTCATTTCTAATTTAAAAAATTCATCTGGTTTAAAAGTTTTATCATTTGTTTTTGTCTTAACTTCACAAGGAGGAAGAGTCCCATCAATACATCGTACAAGATCATCTTTAGGTCTAGGAGGTGCTTTATGTGTGCCTATTATTCCTGCTTCTTTTAAATAATCATCATCTGGTCCTTTTTTACCAGGGATAACTTTTGTTTGTAATGGTCTGCCATACTGACGATAAAAATCTCGGTTAGCTGGCATGATCTTTTTTTTACTAGTGAAATATTCTCCTTTAGCTCTTTTTGCTCTTCTAGCATCTTCAACTGCAGTAAAACCTTTTATTGCTAAACTAAATGGTCCTATTGGAGGTAAACTAAAATTACTTTTTCCAGCGTTTCCAGTGCTTAAATTATTTTTGGGAACTTTAGTTTTTTTAATATTTGTAGTTTGGACTTTATTAGAGGTAGCAGTTCCTGTATTTAAGTTTTTCGAAGTGTTTGTTGCACCTTCATTACCTCTTGCTAATGGGCTTTTAGTAACACTTTTATTTGTTGATGGAGTTTTAAAATCAGGTTTTGAGGCATCCATGCCCCCGCCTCTTAATTTTCTAATTTTTCTTTTCATTATTTTTTCCTCTTTCTAGCAATTTCAAGCTTCTCTTCTGCAATTCTAATTCTTTCTGCTGCTTGATCTTCATTATTTTCTAATTTCATTTTCTCTAAATCAATTCTTTCATCCGTTTCATTTTCTCTTATCTCATTAGAGTTCATATCCTGCTCTGCTTTTCTTTGGAGATCCATTGCTTTTAAATCAAGTTCTCTTTCTTTCAATGCAACTAGTGGATCTTTCTGTTGACCCATAGCTTCACTCTGTGCTAACTCTAATGTTAGTTCTGAAACTCTTCTTGCAACCATAGATGCAATTTTTATTTGTGCACCTTGAGGATCATTTTGAAATTGTGCTTGCATCATAGGATCTTCAGCAATCATTGCCCCTACCTCTCCTTGAGCTTTCATTGAAACGTGTTCAGATATATGTGCTTGTAAAGCTGAGTACACTTGAGGATTAATTTGAACCATTCTTGTAGACATAAATGCTCTGTGAGTATTGATATGTGCATCATGATCTTGGTCTGGAAATGCTTTAAGTGGTTTTTGCTGCAGTACTTCCATATTTTCCGTAGCAGGATCTTTAGGAGTAGGCTGTTGTTGTGGAATAAGTAGTTGATCTATATCTTGAGTCCCTAATGCTTCATATACTCTACGATATGCCTCTCTCAAATTATGCATCATAGGATTTGACATAGCAATCTTTAAATTTTCGTTAGCAAGCGTTACTCTTTGTGCCATACTCATGATATTAGGGTCGGCAACCGGTATAACGTCTACTCTATCATCGAAATCAGTTCGTTTTACTGCTTGATCCGCACCATATACTGAATATGGGTAGACTGGTGGTAGATATGTACCAAATACTTTTGATAATAGTCTAAATTCTCTACGCATTGAGTAGTAACATCGCTTGTGTATTGCGCTCATGACTCTCGAACCACGCTCTAATAGCGAAACAGTTGTACCAACAGCTCTATTTTGCATATCATTACCTGTATCCATGTTAGTTATCGCTGCAAACTTTTGTCCTGCTTGAACAACAAAGCCCATAAGTTGGTATAATGTAGCCGATGGTTCCTTAAATGGTAAAATTTGAAACTGATCTTTGATATTACCCCCAGGTGCATCAACATCTCTAAATTCTCCTGGCTGAAATGGTTGATCATCATCTCTAATTCTTATGCCTCTAGACTTAAATCCTGCAGGTAAGTTAGATAATGTACCTGCATCTAGTAATTGTCTTAAAGATTGTGTAGCAGTTCTAGATAATCCACCTATCATGTGGGTTAACCCAAAACCATAAAAACCTAATCCTGGTAAAAATTTGAAATGTACAAAATATTCTTCTCTTTTTTTAGTCTCATCATCTGGTTTATAGTTTCTATAGATAGATAATACTTCTCCTGAACCTTCATCAATTGTTATAATGTAAGGAACCTTAACTTCTTTTTCTGAATTATTGTTTTCAAATTCTTCTAGATTACAATCAACATGCATCTCAAGAACTGAGTATGAATATTGTCTATCCGTTGAAGGTGTTACCCCTTCTAATTCTTGATATTTTTTTTCAATTTCTGTAGGGCCTGCTGAAGTTGGTTTAAGGTCTACGTCTCTATAAAAACCTGATGCTTGTTTTTTAAGAATCTCGTTTTCTCCCATTTTAATAACGTGAGTAATTCTTTCACATTCCATTAAATCGGTTGCGTAGTATGGAACCACTAAATCTTCTGCAGGAATAAATTTAGATACAGCTCTTTGCATTACTTCATCATAGTAAACTTTTTTAAATGCAGATCCTGCTAGTGCTAAATAAAATAATAACTGATCAAACTCTGGAGTATATTCTTCCATCTCCTCTGTGATCATATAATTCATAAAATCTTGCACCCTTTGTGCTTGATTCATTTTTTCAGGATCTTCCACCCCAAGGACTCTAGTTTTCACTGGTCCTGAAGATGGAAGTAATTCTTTATATGCTTGTGCCTGAAATGATGTAACCGCTTCTGATAATAGAGGGTGAGTCACGGATGCCGAACCTTTAAACGGTCTAGTCATCTCTATGTGTTTAATACCAAGTAAATCTAAATTACTAGTATAAGAAGTTTCCCAATCTTTTCTTGAGATTCTATCTTTTTTATAATCATCTAATAGCTGATTAGACATTCTTTGAAGAACATCATCATCCATGTCTTCTGCAATATTTTTAAAAAACTCTTCCGCTGCATTTGCTTGTTCTTTAATTGTTGGTTCTTCACCTTCAATTTCAATGTCAACTTCTTCTGAATCAGGAGTTATTATTTCCTCTTCAATTGCTTTGTCAATTTCAGCCATGTTAAAAATTAATAAAGTTTAGTTGGTTTCATTCTCGCCATTCCACCACCACGAGCTTTAACCATGCTTCCTTTGTTAAGTAAAGGTTTATCAAATGTAAATCCGAACAAACCTGGATTTTTCTTAGTACTTTTTTTAGATACTGTATTTCTTTTTAACGCTCTTTTACTTTTCATTGCAGATGCATATTCTTTTTTATTAGCATAAGTTTTTCCACCTGATGAAATTTTACCATCTGATAAAACATTAATCGCTTTTGGATTTAACTCACTAACTTTTTTTCCACCTTGATAAATTCCTACTTTTTTACCAGAGGATACATCTGTATTTACAAATTTAGTTTTAGTATTTCCGACTCCAGTGTTAACACCATCTTTAATAACATCTCCTGTGCTAGTAACTTTTAGTCTTGGAAAAGTTTTTTTAGTAGTTAATTTTTTTGTTGGACCAACAGCTTTTTTAAATTTATTTGGGCTATATGCTTTATCTGAAGTAAATAAACTTTTTGATGAACCACTTGCACCTGTCGGGATACCTTTGCCTCCTAGCATTCCTAACTTAGATGCACCAAATAATGCAGCACCCGCTAGAAGCATCTTATTTCGTCTTCTTGATTTTTTTGACATGTCTTTTCTCCTAATTAATAATATACGTATTTACGTTCTTTATAACTTTCGACCTCATCCTCGTCAGAATAAGTAGTTACGAAAGAACCTTGTCGATATCTTAACATAGCTTGGGTAGTGCTGTCCACATAATCGTCATGTTCTCCGTGAGGAAACGCAGCACACTCTTCAATCACTTCTTGAGCCCAATGTTCGTCCCTTGGATAATATACTTGTTTAGATTCAAATATAGGAGAACAGGCGTTGACCCGTGAGTGTTTGTCCTGGCCTCTTCCTGGAGTGTAATCCATAACAGGGATACCCATTCGTCTTAATTCTTGTAATAAACTTTGTCCACTTGCTTTAGCTTCAATTACAATTGTCTCTGGCTGCCAATATTTGTATTGGTCTAAGGCTACCATTTTTAATTCTGGAAAATCCCATTTACCTTTTACGGCATCAATTAACATAATAGCATCAGGCATGGATTCGTGAGGCGTGAATACTCCCCATGTAGTAATGGCTGAGTAATCGGCAGTTTCTTTTTTACTGAATGCAGTGTCATAAGATTGAATAACATGTTTTAACGTAGGAAGATCCTCGGTCCACGGCTGCCACCATTCTCTTTTAAGAATTGCTCCTTCCTCTGAAGTTGGATTTTGCATGTACTGTGCAGACCAATTTCTAATTGATATGGACGCTTTAACTTTTTCTAGTTCTTCTAGGTTCCAATATTCAGGCCACACGGGCTGTACGTTGTCATCTTCCCCTAATAAAGCTGGAAAAGAAATTGTTTCCCATTGATCTGACTTAGGTTCATTTTGTGATTTAATTAATCGACCCGTTAAATCATCTTGAGCCCATCTTGTCATTACAAGTACAATAGAGCCTCCAGGTTGTAGACGTTGTCTGGGACCCGATAAGTACCAATCAAAAGTTCTCTCCATTGCACTATCGGACATTGAGTCTTGTTCCGTGTGTGGGTCATCAATAATAAGTAAGTCCGCCCCTCGTCCTGTGATAGAACCGCCAACACCCGCTGCAAAATATTCCCCACCTTGATTGGTCTCCCAACGTCCTTTTGCCTTACTATCTTCTCTTAGTCTAACATCTCCAAAGATCTGTTTATACTCCGCACTGTCAATTAAGTTTCTTACCTTCGCACCGAACCTTCCTGAAAGTTCTGCGTTGTGGGATACCTGCATAATTTTCATCTTAGGATTCTTTCCAATCATCCAAGCAGGAAAGTATATGGATGCAAATTCTGATTTAGTATGACGGGGTGGCATATTAACAATGAGCCTCCCTTTTTTATTTTTTGATATGTTAGTAAACTCGTGAGCAATGTGTTGGTGATGGCCCCACTTATCAGGATTACTATCAGTTCTACAAATAAAATCTGGCCAAACATTCTTTACAAAATACAAGAAGTTGTCCTGACATAATTTTATATGTTTTAACCATACTTTTTCGAGCCTCTCTCGTAATTGATCGGTGGTCAATAAATCTGTATCAGTCATCTATATTTACTATACCCTCGGGTCCCCTTAAAATCTACCCCCTAATTCTACAGGGCCTTACTACCTGTATCTGTCATACAAGTTTTAGTAAAAGTGTATAAAGTTTAAAAAATTTAAGTTTTTACAAATATAATTTGTAAATTTCAAATTTTGGAATTTGGTTGGTACCTCTATCAATAGGCAAGCCACACGCCCCACGTGGGGCGTGTGTTGTTAGATTAATTAACTTTTAATCTCTTCTTTAATTAATTGGTCTATATGATCGTAAATTAATTTATCTAGATCCGATAAATTTAATCCATGGCTCAAGGGTTTTGAAATTACTTTGTCCCCCTTCTCTAATTCATATTGAAAGTGACTACCATAATTGAGCCGTCTTATATCAAGTCTAATACATAAGAAAACATATATAGTATAACCTCTATGATGTTTAATCGATCCGACTTGTATTTTTTTAACTTTGTCCGATGGTATAAACTTTTTAGACTCATCCATTGTTAAGCCCTCACCATAGTTCTAATTGATAAGATAATGCCACCCGTGGACAGGAAAAAACCTGTCCACGGGTCAACCGTAAATAATATAATCACACCTAAAAAAGCAATCATAAAACTTATTACGATTAAAAATATATGTAATGCAAGATCCATTATATTTTAACTGCGTTAACTTCAAGCGTTATAGAATTAACAACCTTAGTTTTATATTGATCATATAATTTAGGGTGATCTTCCTGCAATCTTTTAAGGTCGATCGTGTTATATTCTTTGTGTTTTGTTTGGGCGTGGACATTGTAACCTTTACAATGTGTAAAGACTTGACCACCTAAAGCATCGACAATAGTAACTGCAGGATCTTTAAGATCTATAGTTAATTTTGTAAACGCTTTTTTCTTTTTGTTAGCGTCAAAATAATTAAATAAAAGTTTACTTTGTAAAGTAGACAAATTATCTAATTTGGCTTTTTTAAGTGTACTCATTTTTTTACCTCGTTTGTTAATTATATATAACTTATGTTATATCTCCCATTAATAAGGGATATAAAAAGATATGTAAAGAAAAAGATTTATTTAATTTAATACAACGCCAGGTTGTGTTCCTGGCGTTGTTAGTTTAGAACGGTTCTAAATGTATATTGCAATAAACAATATAAAAAGAAATAACCACGGGATAGCCATTTTTAAGATAAATTTTAAAAGGTCCTCAATCATGACGCAATCTTAATAAAAGAATTTGTCTCGACCTTTTTTCCTAAGCCCTTAGCAACTAAGCCCACAATCACGCCCCTCGGATCCTTAAACCTTAAGTCATGTTTATCACCGTCAATGACTTTCCGACTCATCCATTTTGACGGCAGCTTATCCTTGAAAACTACGGCAACGTTTGAATAGTATTTAGTCATCGCTTCAACTTGATCTTTATAATTAGAACCCGAGTCGCTAAACGTGACATGATAATTTTTTTTATCATGATCAAGATAATTTAAAACTTTGGTATAATCATAAAATTGAACATCTGGGTGAAGATCCATAAGAGAGCCACCACCATCAACTTTATATTTAAAAAAGGGCAAATCACTGGTGCCGTTTAATCTAACGGCAAATTTGAAACCGTCCCGAGCTGCCCTCTTCTTTAATAGCCCGATCTCGTTTGATAATTCATAAAGAAAACCGTTTTTATTATTCCAGAAATAATTGGTTTTATTTATTCTGGCCTGTTGCACCGAATTCATTTGTCCACGGCCTGAAGTATTTAAACAGGGCGCAATGCATCCACCAGGACCTTTAGTAGCTTTTGGACAAACATTTTTTCCACTCATATTGTAGGGGGCAAAATGTAAGATAGCTGTTTTATATCCAAACGCTTCACCCTTAGCCATTTTGGTTTGACTGTAGTAATTTAATAGTGCCATTATTCACCCCCTTCGATTATTTTTTTTAAATCTTTAAGATCTGCTGCATCATCACAGAAGTCGCTGCGACTCAGTCCGAGCCCTGCAGCCTTCATTGCTTCTGATGCATCCTTCTCAGTCCACGGTTTATTGGCTGGCCATCCGCTGGGCGTTTTTATATTTTTTTTAGTCATTTTTTTTATTCCTTTTTAGTTAGTTAATAAATCTTATTAAGGCGGGATGATTTTAAAGTCAACTATTATTTAAATTAAATTTTAGCTGCCATGAGCTGCCACGGTTAACGGGACCAATTTAAAAAAATAAATTTTTTTAAATATTAGTAGTAGTAACAAAGCACCAAAAAAGACATGGTAAAAGTTTAGGAACCTCGCACGTATAGTATAAGGGGGCAAACGTAAAATATGACATGGCAAAAGTTTAGTAATAGTAAACCAATCATAAAAATCGCATAGGCGATTTTTAGCGATATGGTTTTAGTATCGTGAAGCGTGAGAATTGGTTCAAGCGTCTTGAATTTTTTTCATTGCATCTTTTAAATTAAGTGATGAGTAGGCATGAACCAAGGTTCTCGGCTCACGGATCACGAAAATTTGTAATTCTGAGGAGGTTCCCTGCGAGAGTGTCTCTCGCAAGATAAATGATTGTCCACCATTTTTAAAATGGGTCAAATGCCAATTGATTTGGTACTTAGATAAACCTAAATTCTTGACATCATTTGACTTGAGTTCAATCCAAATACTTTTGTTATTTATCAACCAATAAACGTCTGGAATTCCATTAATAGTGTTACTTTCAATACGGAATAATTGACCTTTTAACTTAAGAGATTTAATTCGTTTCCATAAATTACTTTCAGATTTTTTCATTATGTTATCAAGTCAATAACATAAAAAAAGGGACAACTAAAGTCTCCCGTTGTTGCCCCCTTAATCAAGATATTTGGTTGTCTGTGTTAGCCCAAATACCAAGAATTCAATAGTAATATTTCTTATAATACTTATCAAGTGCTTTCTCAATTTTAGGCGTAAATGCAAATTTTTTACACTCTGCCAAAGATTTAAAAAAACATTCTCTACAATTTAAAAAATCTAAAATAAAATCTGCAAAAGTCCCATGATACAGAGGATTAATTTTTTTTGATCTTATAAAAATTTGTCTTAAATTCATATTAATAAACTCTATTCATATCTTAATATTTCAATGTCTTGCATCATTTCATCAACATTGTATTTTTCTCCGACTGTTAGATCTGCCAAATCTTTAATAACATCATCCCCATAATAATTTTTATTAAAAAATGTAAGTGGGTCATCAACCAAATTTGAGGAGGGTGGAGTTTGATCACCACTCCAACGAACTATTAAAAATTTCATTCCTTGCAACTTTTCAATAAGTTCCTCAGAACTAGGGTCAATATTTAATTTCTTAGTAACAGATCTTAAATAGTGATCAAGATGCATTTCACCAATTTCAATATATGTCTCCTTACTCTCAGACCAAATAACTCGTTTAAGCATTTTTTCTATATCATCTGGTAACTTTTTATTATCAATAGTTGATACAAGTTTTAAAATATCTTTAATAAGCATTATAAACCCTCCTCCGACCAAGTCCAACCAAGTGACACATCAAAAACTTTAAGCTTTTTACCATCAACATTAATTTCAGAACTTTCAATTGTGATCCACTCATCCTCATCAAACATTCTTATACTTATGTTGTCTTTATCTATGACTTTAAAAATAGATGAAGATTGTCCATCCATGGTCTTTTTTTGGATTTCATTAAACTTTTCAATCTGGTCAATTTCAACCATAGGAATAGACCACCCATTCCATTTATGTGTTGTTACATAACCTTCAATATAATGTTCTATTGTAGCAATTCCATTTTCATCAGTTTTATCTGACAACCAATGATCATGGTATAGTTTAACTTTTTTCCAAACAAAAGGCATATCATTTTTAAAATCAAATTTACCTTTTTTAAAATCATTAATGAAACTTTTTTTAGTAACATCAATAAATTTAACAAATCCACCACCTTGAGGGCAAATAGATAAAATATTATTTTTAAATGATGAAATATCATAATAATTTTTTTCACGTAAAAAATATTTAGATGACTTTATTTTTTTTCTTATAATACCTAAATCATAATTGATCTCGGTTTGTTTTTTTACTTCAGTATAATCCATTTTATTTGCTCCCTTCATTAATTTTATTAATCTTACCTTGTGTTATGTAATTATCGTTATGAAGTTTTTGCTCATCACAATCGAGAACAGACACTAGACCACAACCTAAACAATCTTCACATTCTATTCTAGAATGAACATCATCATAACTTGCCGATAAATTATAATATCCAATACCTTCACACTTCTCACATTTATTCATTTCATTTGCTCCTTTGTTAGTTATTAAAGTTCTGCAGAAAAAGAACATGCACCTTTTTTTTCTACACATTCTTTTATTTGATTTCCTAATTCGAGTCTTGCATAAAGTTTTAATATTTTATTTTTATTTACTTTATTAAGTTTGATTTGATCCCACAACATTTCATCATTATAGCTATCATTTTTTTTAAAAAATTTATCAAGTTTATCCTTCCAATCACCTAAACCTTTTAAACATTTTTTAATACCTTCATTAATATTATCTAAATGATCATCCTTATCAAAATAATAGTTTATCTCATTTGGTTCCCCAATATCTCCAAAATGATCTGCATCATCACTTGATTGAATACCAAACCAAAATTTACCTTCTATATCTCCTTGATAGTATCTACCCATTTTTGCTCCTTTGTTTCATTGTTAGTTTTTTAATTATTTTTGGTAAAATTTTTCTTACTTGTGAATTTGGTAAATAATTTTCTATTTCAATATCCAAATCATCTGTAAGCCACTCAACCAAAAACTCTTTTTCTTTTTTTGTTAGTTTTATAATCATATCCCATCAATATAAGATATATAGAGTATAAGTCAAATTATAATTTAAAAAATCCACTTATTAAAAGATAAGTAAATACAAGTAAAATAAGGGCTAATAATGGTCGTTTTAATATAAATATAAATATGTGTGATAAAAATCCCATTTAAGTGAGATATACGTAATTATATAAAAATCAAGTTAAACTTTTATTTTTTTTATTGATTGAATTACAGACGTTGGGATGATTGTAGTATTGCCTATATTATCAAACGTGGGCTTATCTTTTGTCTCTATATAATCTGTAAAAATTCTAGTAATACCTTTTGATTGAGATAATAAATAACCCTTTGATACACAAGTTGGTAATTTTTCTTTATTTAAACTTTTAATGTCAGACCAACCACTATCCCCCTCAATATCAAGCCACTTTATTTCTACAAATGGATAGTCTAAAATATTGTTGCCTAAATTTTTAAAATTAAAATTTAAAATTTTTGATTTTTGTAATTTTTTTGTTTTCATAATTTCGCATTAGTAAAGTTTAGCAACATAAAAAACTGCATTAGTAAAGTTTAGCAATATCATTTTTTAACTTTAAATTCGTTTTCATAAGTAATGTCCGTGCCATGATCTTTAATATTTTTATAGACTCTTTTGTTATTCTCTGTAAGGACAGAGACAATGCCGACTGAAGTATTAAGATGTTTGTTATGGATTTCATTAAAGACCACCATAAAATTTCCATCATTAAGTAATTTCTTTTGGCGTAACGTCAATGATATTTTTGGCTTCTCCGATTTTACCTTCAAGTTCAGATAAGCGTTTCTCAAGTTGTTCACGACTCATACCCTCCAATCCAACATGGGTTACTTCTTTTTTATCTATAAAAAATCCTGCCATTTGTCCACTACGATACTCTGCGTTTACAGCTACAGAAAATTGTTTTTTATCTTCTGCCTTTTTACTTAGTGTTTCAAATCTTTTATATTTTTTAAGCTTATCCCCTTCGTGTTTTTTTAATTCTTGATTATATTTCATCTCCATGTAACGTACTACATGAGGGTTTTTATTTGGATCGGTTAGTCTACTTGCAATTTCTGTTGGTCCTTCTTTTTTAATAGATTGGTACCCAGCCCTAGTGGCTGCTTCAGTCTTAGAGATCTCTCCCCAATTACTAACATATATATCTACAAATGCTTTTTGCTTCAATGTCAGCTCAGATGTTGATTTCAAAGTATTTTTTCTTTTAGTCATCTTGACCTCTTATATCATAAATTTTTTCCTAATACTCTTTCTTACAAACTTTTTTATTTTTATTTTTTTGCAGAAAATGGCCTCAAGCAGTGTATTTTCCTAGAACTACTAGGAATTTTCCTAGTGTTTTCCTAGTGTGTTTTGCTTTAGAAGTGTTGTGTTTCAATGTTTTTCCTAGTTTCCTAGAGAAAAACCCTTACAAACTTTTTTTTATTTTTTTTTTTCTAAGGAAGTGTACTAGGAAACAAGGCCCGTGAGCCGTGGTTCTAGTACCATTGACCCAGATAATAGATACCCTAAGCGTTGGGTATCTATTTTATTGACGGACTTCGACCCAAGGTTTAAAGTTATCTTGAGTTATGTTTTTATCATTTACATCTCTCATTTGTTAGTTAGCTTGGGCTCACGTTTTTGAATTTCCTTTCTAGTGGGCCTAAGTTTTATTATGAGAAATCTTTTCGAAACATTAATTGATGTTGGCTCAGGGTTATTACTCTCAACCTTAGTGCAGCTTTATATATTTCCCTATTTCGATATGTATCCAACCGTATGGGAATCATTTCATATTGCAGTAATATTCACGGCTATATCTATTTGTAGATCTTGGTTCTGGAGAACATTTTTTAGAAGAAAAAAATCTTGAAAAAAATTTTTAATCTTATATATTTAACTTACTAACTTAGGAGAAATCATGAGTTATATACTTTAGCTTGCAGTTTAGCGATTGCTCCCTGGACTGCAGGTTAAAGTTCTATCTCCAAATCCTTTTTAAAATTATCAACAAAAACATTATCAGCGTCCATTATTTGTCTACGCTTATTCTCAACATTACGTCTTAATTCTTTTCTTGAATCTAAATCAGTTTCCATTTTAAGTCTTTGAAATAATTTATTATATTCATGCCACAAAAAATGTTTTCTTTTAAATTTTATATCACCACTACTCAATGCTTTACGGTATCTATACCTTACATTGTCTGGTTCCCATCCTGCCCACCAACAGATCTGTTCAAAATCTTTTGATCTTGCAATCCAATAATGTGCATCACACTTAGCTAGACTTGCTTTACGATCTGCATTCAAAGCTCTAGTATCTTCAAACGCATTTAAAATTACATGCCTCCATAACTTCTGTTCATTGCATATATGATTTTCTGCAACAATATCGGAAGTTATTTTAATGCCCATAAGTTTTAATAAGTCTACTGAGTAGAGCACGATAATGGCCTTTCGATTTTTTAAAATTTAATCGAGTGGCGACCTCAAAGTGTTCGTGTACATCATCAATCAAAGTTGTGATGGCTGCGCCTTCTAAGTTTTCTTCTTCAATATGTTCAGAGATATCTCTAAAATCTAATTGGGCTTCTGCTTTAGTATAATTATCAGCCATCATTCGTGACATCCTCAGTACTAAAATCTTTAAATTGAATTACATTGTCCTTATACTTAACTTTCTTTTTAATAATTTTTTTGTGAATTTTATCAGCTCTGTGTATAAAAAATAAATCGTTTGAGTCTTCCAAGAATCTTGCATCCATAGAAGTATAGCCATAGCTAACCCCATGTAACATTGCAAAAATTACAGATTGTAATTTGCTATATTCTTTTTCATTAAAATTTTTAGCAGCACAAACTAAAACTTTAGTTAAATCAGTGATACCATCCTTTTTCTCTGCCATTTATATAATCCCACGCTACCTTAAATAATAATACTTGTTCTGCTTCTGATGATGAGCCGTTGACCGTGGTTCCTGATCCATTGCAAATGATACAAGATACAAACGCTCTGTTTGAAGTCATAATACGACCCGTTCCTTTACAGTCGGTACATATCTTGTGGTTGCGTAATAGTTTAGTCATATAAAAATTTTTGCTTGGTTGCAAGTGCTTATTATAAACTAATCAGTGTCGTGGGTACAAGGGAGGTAGAAAATTATTTTTTACGTCTAAGGTATCTTTTTAAAATATAATTAATTAAGTCTAAAGCTTTAGAAGATTGTTCGTATCTTAAATACATATTCTTCCAACCAGGTCTTACCTTCATTCTATCTCTAACAAATTTATCTCTTCTGTTAGCTGCTTGTTGTCTTTTCTCTAAACCTAAATATATTTTGCCAATCGGATTGTATTGTTCCCATAGATCAATAGCAACTGAGTTGACATCTAGCCAACGACCAACCTTTTTTATTTTATTTATTTTTAAAAGATTAACTTTCATTTAAAACTTTTTTGATTGCGAGTCCGAAGATTCTTGCCATTTGTGGAACGATTGCATTCCCTAAACTTTTTATTCTGTTGGCTCTATCTTTGTCCAATTCTCTGGAAATCCCATTAGGAACTCCACAAAGGTCGGATTCAATTTGCCACCAGGTTCTATCGGTTGATTTACTTTGTTCACTACATCGTTCAACTTCGCTCCGAACTTGGTTCCAGTGCCAACCCTCGTTACACTCCAACCTGATGAGTTCTGCTTCACTGTCTCTGGTGGTGCTACTACATCCATCTGACAACTGGCCGATGGTGTTGGATACATCTTCATTGTTTCTGGATCCACTTGTTCTCTCAAGTTCGATGGTTTCGTTCTGCCCTTCCTGTGTCCTTCCATTAACTTCTTGGTTCCTGCTGCGCTTCTCGGTGGCAAGTAATCCATTGTGTTTGGAGTGGCCCACAATCCAGACTCTGAATCGTTGGTGCCAAGCACCGATGCCCGAAGCTGGTATAAGGAAACATTGGACTTCGAAACCTTGACCAACCAAGTCATCTTGCACCTGTCTGAGGACCATGCCGTTTTGGAGGTTAACAAGTCCTTGCACATTCTCTCCAATAACGAACTCGGGTTTGATTTCTTTAATGAGTCTAAACATTTCTGGCCAGAGGTATCGGTTGTCATCTCTTCCTTTTTGTTTACCTGCGACACTGAACGGTTGACATGGGAATCCTCCCACAATGATGTCTGCTTCGAATTCTCTTCCTCTGACATTTTTTATATCTCCTTCAATTGGTACGTTTGGATAATTCTTTTTTAAAATCTTTTGACAAAACTCATCAAACTCTACAAATTTAATTGTATCAAATATTCCTGTTGAGTGGAGGCCTAACGAGAAGCCTCCAATCCCAGAAAATAAATCTAAAACTTTTAATTTATTTTCCAATGTATTCTTTACGGCTAGCGTCTCTCATTTTTAAGAATTTAAATTTTGCTATTCTTAACATCCTGTCAAATAAAGATTCTGCTTTAAATGTTTTGACAACATTCATTATCTTACCATTTACTATTAAGGTAAGTGTGTTAGTAGCATGATCTAATTCTATAGTAATTAACTCTTTAGCTTTTATTCTAGTGTCAACTCTTTTTAGATCTTTCTCTGTCATCATTGTTATCTCCGTTTAATAATTTTTTCTTTACATTCTCAACGGTTGTTTTATTTTTCTTAGCTTCATACTCAATATGATTATTTATCAATTTAGATATCATAGCTCCTGGAGCCCTATATTTATCTTTGCATATTGCCTTAAGTAAAGTGTAATCTTGTTTCTTAACTGCAACTGATTTCCATTTATCTACGTCCATTTATAACCTCCTTTAAATCATTTAAAGGACTTTCTTCTTTAGTTTTTTCTGTAATACCTAAAGCATCCTTAAGTTTTTTATTTTCTTCTTTTAATTTATCTATATTCTCTTGAAGCATTTTAAAGCTACTCATTAATTTACTAAATGCATTTTGCATTCTAAGTAAAGAATTCAATTCCCCTTCTGGCTTTTGACCCAAAGGTAATAAGTTATCTGTTGTCATTTTGTCCTCTATTGTTGGTTTGTTTTTATTATGCTATCTTAAGTATATGGGATGTAATTAGAAGTCAATGAAATTAATTTTAATAATGTATGTATGTTCAACAGTTGGTAATACCTGCATGCCTCCTTTAGAAATCACTAATAACTATACAGATATTTACTCATGTAACTTAGATGGTTACAAAAAATCTGTTGATATGTTAGAAGAAATAGGTAGAGAAGAAGTAAATAAGTATGACATTTATACAAAATTTATTTGCAAAGAAATAACTGAAACCTAATGATTCTTAAATTTATGCTATTAACTTCATTTTGTTTAACTTATCCAAATGGAGAGACAAAGTGTGGTCAATACCTTAGAGATGATCTCATAGATGCTCAGAAATGCCGATCTATGGCTAGAGCTATAGGTACAGCTCAAAAACGTAAGATCGAAGAACTAGGGGGGTCTATGGCCTCTTACAATGTATTTTGTTATGCTATTGACAGTAAAGGCATGGATATTGACCAAAGCTTTGAAATATCTTATAATATCTTATGACAGCTTATCGTATCAAAGCATGCATGGGAGGTTTGCAAGTAAACCAAGTAGTTGAAGCAACCGATTGCAAAGAAGCGATATTAAAATTGTCAGAAAAAGTGGAGGACGGTACTGCCGAAGTCATCAATGATGGCTTTACTGGTAATAAAAGAATCCACATAACATACGAGGAGATCGTTAATGTTAAGTAAAGAAAAATTGGAGTTGCTTAAAAAACTTCAACATAAAGAACATACTTGGTCAGCCAGCCTAATGACTAATGGTGGTTGTACTATTGACATGTTGTCAACTGAGAGTGAAATTAAATCTCTTAGAAATCAACTTAAGTATCAAGATGTTCAAGAAAATTTAGCTGCAGCAGGCTAAGTTTTATTAGGTTTTAAAAAACTAAACTTTTTCCTTAGGGATTCTTTCGGCTTAATAAACTCATAATGGTTTATAATTTTTAATAGCTTTGGTCTTTTAACTGTACTGTAAGGTAAAAATAATTTTGCTAAGTGCAAAGCTTTTTGATGTGAGCACCTCCATCTCCATTGGTCTACTTTGCCTAATGAACCTTTACCAATACCTTTGAAATGAATACTTCCAACTCTAACAATGTCATAAAAATTTTTAATACAATTTAAATCTGTCATTGCAACTTCCATTGCAACATTCCATTTTAAATAAATTTTCCCGTTTGGTTTTTTACATTTATATTGTGCATAATTAATGTTACCTTCACCATCAAATAATCCTGCTGCATAAGCTATTAAGTCTCTGTTATCATGAGGGAAATTTCTACTTAGCATCACCCCAACTCTTTCCAAGTCCTACATCAACTACTGAAGGTACTTTAAATTCTATTGAGTCTTCCATAATAGTTTTAATTTTTTTAGCATGAGCATCATCTTTAATATTAAAACAAAGTTCATCATGTATCTGTAACATAGGTAAGTGTCCTGCATTATAACAATCTAACATTGCTTGTTTTGTTTGATCAGCTGAGGATCCTTGAATTAATCTATTCAAAGCTTTGTATGTATATGCTCTCTTAATATTATCCTTACCATATTTTGCTACTGCATTGTCAAATGTTTCGGCTTGGTGTAATCCAAAGTCTCTTGTTTCCCATTTATCAAATCTACACTTCCTACCTTTTTTAGTTCTTATCACACCCTTCTCATCTGCAGCTAACTTACATCTGTCGGAAAGTTTTCTTATAAAAGGTACCTTCTTATTATATTTTGTAATCAATTCATCTGCTTCATCCTTAGTAACTCCTAACGATAATGCTAATTTATTCTTACCCATTCCATACATAATACCAAGGCCAATAGTCTTAGCTTGTGTTCTTTCAATACCTACAAGATCTGCAACTGTTTGATGAAAGTCTGCACTGTTATCTTTATATGCTTCAACTAATTCTTGAGATCCTGCATATCCATTCTCTCCAATAGAGGCTGCATAATGCACAGTCATCCTTGGTTCTTGTTGGGAATAATCAAATGAGCCCCATTGGTGGCCTTCTTCAGGAATAAATAGTGATCTAATCTTAGGACCAAGATCTTTATTTCTAGCAGGTACTTGTTGTAAGTTTGGGTTACTCATAGACAATCTACCTGATACTGTTCCTCCTAAATCTGATCTAAGCTGTTGTATCTCTCCATGGATTCTACCTTTGACTTGGTATCTTAAGATTGATGATAAGAAGGTACTATGAAACTTATTTACCTCTCTGGCTTGCACAACTAACTGCGCTAGTTTATGTTTGTTATTTATTAACCAATTTTGTGTAAAGGAAGGTTCTTTTGTTTTTTCAGTTCGTGGATAGTCTAACTTCATTTTGTCAAAAGCTTTGGCAATCTGGCGTGATGCCCAAATGTCTACTTCTATTCCTGATTCTTTTTGTATGGCCACCAGTATTTCTTTTTCTTGGATCAACATTTCTTTTTTTAGTTGTTCAGCTAATTCCACTTGGACTCTCACTCCTCGTTGACGCATTTTTATTAACACCGGAATTAATTGTTGTTCTAAATCCCAAACTGTTTCTAAGCTTTGAGTTCTTATCTCTTGCTTAAATCTTTGCCATAACTTCAATGTCAACACTGCATCTTGCTCTGCATAATAACCAACATGTTCTGCAGGTAACTTCCACATCTCTGCTTTAGGATCTATACCATGAGCTGCTGCAGCTTCTCTTAATTCTGTCTCTGCTTTTATTTCACCAAGGTAATCAACTGATAATGCATTCAATGAATAACTAAATCTATTTTCATCTATTAATGCTGCAGCTATCATTGTATCTACTACTTGTCCGTTGACCGTGATTCCTGATGCTTCAAGCCATCCTACATCGTACTGAGCATTATGAAATACTTTAGTACAAGGTAAGCTACAAACTTTTTTCATGTATGCTTTAACTTGTTCAGGTATCATATTACCACCACCTAAATGACCAAACGGAAAGTATCCTTGCCATCCATCAACGGCTACTGCAAACCCTACAATCTCTCCTTTACCTAAAGCCCAACCAGCTCCAAGCTTTTCATTAATACCATCATCTCTAGTCTCTAAGTCAATTGCTATTTCAGTTGCACCAGATAAATCTTTATATTCACTTGGGGTATTCCACATTGATTTTTTAAAAGTTAGAGTAAGTTGTAGTCCGTTCATTTTTTATCCTCATCAATAGGTATACCATCCTCATCTAAATTTTTTAATTGATAATCATAGCTACCTTTTTCATGCTCATCTGTAATCCATTTAGAAGAATTTTCTACTGAGTATATTTTATTACTTACTAATCTATTAATTAAGTTTTTAGATGGATCAACACCCATAGATGCATCAAACATTTTAAGTCTATTGTTAGGTTGAATAGCAAAGTTACCATCCTCTAATTCAAGAACATGGCCACACTTATGTTGATCTGGTTTCTCAGCATAGCCAAAGTTGAGTTCATTAAAGTCACCTGCGCACCAATCTATTGTAAACAAATATTTACCTTTACGTTTTACTTTACGTCTAGATGTATATTGCATAGTAGCACCAGCTAGTTCATAAAAAGTTGTAACACTTACATTGTAACTAAAACTATCCCACATTACTAATTCATCTAGTGGTAATTCTTTTACCCCAGGTTTAGTACAGAAAGCTGAGATAGGTGCTCTCCACCATAGACCACCATCTTCCATTAAAAAATGAAACATAGGCACTCTGTTTGGTATAGAACTAAAACCAAATACCCCCACTTCAAAATATTTATCGTGTGAATCTTTTTGATCTCTTAGATAGTTGCCTCTTACACAACATTCTATGACAGGTATATTTGCATTTAAGTAAGCCATTATTTTCTCTCCTCTTTAATTTTCTCTATTTCTAATTCACAATAATGAATTACTTTTTCTAAGTCTTGTATTGGTGTACCTTTGAATAAATATCTACAAACATATTTCACAACACATCCTTGAAAGAATGATAACTTATTTTTAGAAATAAATGTATAAGGTTGTATGGGAAGTTCTTTGTAGTGAGATCCTCCAATTTGTTTATCATGTGGAAAGGCATCTTCTAACACATTTTTATTTGTCATTTTTCTCCTGTACATATATTAAATAGTCTGAACCAATTGGGTAGTTAAACTTATAGTCTGTTCTTAATAAATGTAAAGTTTTTCTTGCTCTTGTTGCACCGGTGTACCAGACTTTTCGTTCATCACTTTTTTCTTGTTTGTTTTTATTTGCATAGTCAGATGGGTAGTTACCTTTACTATAAAGTACAACATGATTTGCTTCACCACCTTTTACACTATGTATTGTATCTATTGTTATTAATGGATCTTTATCTAATTCTTTTTGTCCATACCTTCTTAACAATCTTATAAAGTGTCTTACTTGTTTAGGTTTAAAGTTTCTTCTTAGTATCCAATACCACGGTTTATTTTTTTGTGTATCCCCTAATGATAAACCACACCACTCTTTCAAAGTTTGAAAATCATAATCTTTTAAGTCTGGTTCGTTTCTCCAGAACTTATCTAATCTAAATGCAGGGTCATCAAGTTCTCTTATATACTTAACCATATTACGTGCTGCTCTCTTATCTATTTTTTTATTCATACTAATAGTTGTCCAAGCTTTAATAGCTTCCCATTGTCTCTGATCAAAACATTTGGTGCCCTTATTATCTTTGTAATATAGACCTGCATCCTTAGCTAACATCCTAAGTTCATTTACAGTTTCATTAATACGGCCTAGGATATACCAATCCTCTTTTAATTTTTCAAAAGGTATTTCTTTAAATGATAAATAACTTTTAACAGATCCTTCAGAATCTCCATGTTGATATTGCTTCTCTTCACTATCTCTTATTCCTCTTCTAATTACTTGAGAGAACTTATGAATAGCTTCTCCAAATCTTTGAGTCTTTCTTAATTTTACTTTTCGACCTGGAAAGAATTGAGTAAAATATTTTGGATCAGCTCCATTCCATTTGTATATAGCTTGATCATCATCACCTGCTAAATATATTCTATCTACCTTAGGTGCCATCTTATATAAGACTGACCATTGTAACGGTGTACAATCTTGTGCTTCATCTAATATTAAAACTTTAAGTGGTGGGAAATCTACTTCTGTTATTGCTCTTTGAATCATATCATCAAAGTCTATGAAGGATCTTTCTCCTCCTCCTGTCTTGTAATGTTCATAGGTATCTATCTTTCTTTTAAATACTGTAAGTGAATCTCTTTTATAACTCTCCATCTTGTATGCTTCCTCTGGATCAATTAATAAATTTCTAGCTTTACTGTAGACTCCTAGTGACCAATCCTTATACATGAAGTTATCATCTGCTAATCTTTTATCTGAAGACTTAATTACTTTAGTTTGTAATGCAAAATCAATTGTACAATCTTTAGGATCAAATACTTCTTCTGGAAAGTATCTACGACAATAGGTATGTAATGTTTTAAATCTTGAAAAGTCTTCTGTAGAATAATTTGGAAAAGACTCCA